TCCTTTCTGGGCAATGATCTACTATGAACCTGTGGATGTTTATGTTATTGTCTTTAATAAGTTTCCAATATTTTTCACAGTCTAGTTCAGATACTTTGTCCACATCATGACCCGCTCCTAAAATAACTGTAAAATACTGTAAAATATTATTATCTACCATGTCATTAAATAAATGCCATTCTGCTCCTTCTATATTAACCTTCAGAATATTAAAATGTTTGTGATAATTAGGTACATTTTCTTTTAACCATTTAGAAAAAATAATACCTTCAACTTCTTCATACTCATCTGTTACATTATTTTTAGTTTTAAAAATAGAATTACCAACTTCATTTGGTTGTATTTTCAAGTCAACACGATAAAGTTTAATTTTATCTTCTGTATTTGAAATAGCTTTATGAATTATTGTTGTATTTAGCTCTGGGTGAGGATGATATTGTTCTTTAAGACGTAGTGCAAACTTCTCAGATGCTTCAAAACCGTAAGCTTGAAAATCTATTAACTTTTTGTTCGCAGCAGGTATCAACACCCGAGTAAGAGCATAACGTAGCTCTAAACCAGTGTGGAGACCTAAATCAAAATAGTTAACTCTATGTAAAGAGGTTGTTTTCATTTTTTATCCATCTTCTCATAAATCCATCATGACAATCAATTAATGAAAATTCTTTATTTATTAATTCTTTTGTTGTCTCTACGTCTCTATCTAAATCACAACCAACTCCCTTGTCAGTATGTTCAACCCAAGTTTCAAAGAAAAGAGTTTTGTTATGACAACATGATAAAAAATGCTTTATTGCATTATAAGGAGCATCCATATGTTCCAAACAATCTACAAACAGCATTGCGTCAAATTTAACATCATATTCAGGGAAAATATCTGGTTTAAGTTCGTGCTTATGAACATTAAAACCTCTTGTCTTTAATCTCCACTCTCCAAATGTTAAATGCTCACAAGGCACATCAACAATATAAAAGAATATTTTATCTCTTAACTCAGGAAAATTATCTGCAATCCATATAGACGTAGGAGCAACTCCACTACCATATTCTAAAATATGATATTCATCTTTTTTTTCATCAAAATAATTATCTTTTATATCTTTCATTAAAAACTCACCTACTCGGTGAACGTTTCCTCCAGCTTCTGCATGATATTTACATTGACGAAAAGAAGACCATGAACCTAGATCTTTATAAAATTCAAATATTTCAGCTGTTGTGTCTCTTGGGTTACTTTCCCATATTTCTTCCATTGTCATCCCAGATACAGGTTGACAAGTTGCCGAACCAGGGAAAGAAGGCTTTCTTCCTGAAGATCTTGTTCCTAATTTATCAGCTTCCTCTGGAGAGACATTATAATAATCACAAAGATCATCATACCAATTTCTCTGGGGTCGCTTAATAGGTTCTAATACTCGTTCAATAAACCTATCAGCATATTTCTCTTGAGAAAAATCTAATGTATATTTTATACCGTTATCAATTAATATATTTCTTTCTTTTTCGTTCTCTAGATAATAAACAAGTTTTTTAATAATTTCTTCATCAGACATTTGCATATTAATATCAATTAAAAAAGACTTTAATAATTTAACATCTTTTGGATGATCGTCATATACATCTCCTGCTAAAGCAACACCGCACATAGGTACTTCTATATACTTTCCAAATCTAGATTTAGGAACACCACTATCTGTTATAATAATTTTAGCTGAATTTATTTTATTAGCAAAATCGACAGCATATTTATCTGTATATGCATCAGAATGTTCACCACCGACGTGCGGAATAACAGTACATTTATATTGAGATGGCATATATTTAAGTAATCTAGACATCCTTACTCTTAAGGGGTAATGTTCTCCTAATATCGTTGTAGCATTAGTAGCACCGACCAGTGCTACATCATATTTTTTTTCTATTTCTGGTTTAGGTTTAAATATATTTGCTTCGGCGCTATGTGGTATCCAAGTTAAGCGCTTAATATGCTTAAGTTTTTTCTTTTTTAGAATATTTGCATATTCTTTATAATCATTATAATGATGACATATAATAACATTAGTTTTACTTTCAGTTATTTCTTTTAACGTCCAATTCCTATCGTACATTTCGTTATAGCGAATGCATTTTGTATAAGAAATATCCGCAAATCCTTGTATTTCAAGAGGCTTATAACCAATAACCAAATGACATTCCTGTCCCTTAAGAATATCATTCAAATTCTCTTGTGCTGATGCGGTCGAAGTCCAATTATCCCAACCAGGACCTGCGTATATGCCATTAACTCGCTCATTGTTAAATAAAGCTCTAATAGAATGAAATCTAACACGGGACATCTTCGTGTTGAAATAATCTTTTTTAACTAAAAATACTATATTATACATATTTTAATTTTAATTGCTCATAGATTGAAGTTTCAGGGTATTGTCCATGCTTATCTATACCTAATCGGCGCCATGCTTCATTCCATAAATGTAATCCATATATACTTTTACTAGGTTTTATTTTTTGTCCTGGAATAACAAACAGATTTGACCTAAAAGGCGCTATAAAACAAAACGTATGTATAGGTTTAATATATTGATTATAATTAAATTTAGTTACAGCTTCGTTTAGCAGCTTAGGACCAACGACTCCCCATTGTAATAGTTGCTTATCCTTTTTTAGACATTCATTATAACAATAATCCAACAACTTATCAGCTTTTGGACATTTAATAGCTCCTGTGTTTAATATCGGTTTATGTGTTTCATAATCTTCCTCAGAACAAAATACATAATCTTCTGTAAAATCCCATGGCTGTAAGCAAACCATGTCTGTATCGACCCACCAACCGCCCTTCTCATATAAAAGCTTATATCGAAAATAGTTAGAAAAAGCAGAATAGGATCCTTTACCGGGTCCAATTTGATATGCGAAGATATCTTCTTTAGGTAGAATATCTATACCGTCTTTTATAACTACTCCGTTAGGTACATTTTGTATGTTTTCATAACAATATAAATGAATCTCCATATTATTTTTAACAAACGAATTTAAAGATAAAATCTCCATAGTTGAAAGAGTATCTCCAATCCATAGTGTTTGAATAATATTGCTCATAGTTCTAATTGGGTAGCCCATAATTTTAAAATAGCATCATTATGCCAAATAGGCTGATTAACAATATTTTCATTACCGTGAAAATTAACTTCTGTCAATCTACATTCATCATATACAAGCGAAGCGTTCTCAGATAGTGAAGAATGATATACATCAGTTAATGTATTATACACTTTTTGTTTATCGTTCTCATATCCAATAAATTTAACTATATTAGAATGTTTATTTAACAACGGTTGTACATGACTATTCCAATACTGAGGATCATTATTGTTACCATATATTCGAATATCTTTATGATCATCTTTAAGAGCTCGTTGTATTGAAATATGTACTTGCTTATTTTTATCAATATTACCTATAATGCCGGCTACTCTCTGTTTCGACTGTTTAAAGGGTATTAACTTCTCATGAGCATTACCACATATAAACCATGAAAGATCTTTATAAACACCATGCCAATTAATTTGCTCTTTATTTAAAAAATGTATTTTATCAAAAATATGAACAGGTTTTTCTCTAAGAGGGTATAAAGCTTTTTCATGTAAGCTTAAAATAAACTTATCAACTGGCGGTCTTGTTTTTCTTATATTTAAAAAATGGTATATAACTTTATCTGATTCTTTAATAGTCGCCGTTTGTAGCTTTGCTCCACGACATTTATCAAGATGCCAGTCGTGTGGGCCATACATTACACATTCATAACCATTGTTGTTAAATAAATTACATAGATTAATTAATGCGGTCGTTGAACCACCTGAATTACTCCAACCTGTAAATATTTTTATCACTAATAAATGTGTAATTATTGATTTCAATTTACGTGAAATGCAATAAATACTTACAGATATGGCTAGAAAAAGACGGGACGCGTCGGTTTCTAACTCAACTAAGAAAACTGCATTAAGCGGTAGACGAGTTAGTAGAAAAACAGTTATAAAGAACAACGAAATTGAAGAAAGTATACAAAAAAATATATTCTTAGATTTTGATATAAAACAAAAATACGAAATTACCCCTGTTCATCAAGAATTTCTTGAGGCTTGTTTTAAAGATCAATGTAAAATGGTAATAGTTGACGGACCAGCTGGGTCGGCAAAAACATATCTTTCAGTTTATGTAGCATTACAGTTATTGCGTACACATAAAGTACAGGAAATTATTTATATAAGAAGTATAGTAGAGTCTGCTTCAAAAAGTATGGGATCTCTCCCNGGCGAAGCCGATGAAAAGTTTTTACCGTGGTGCTTCCCGTTGTTTGAAAAATTAAATGAGTTTTTAGATAAATCTATGTCTTCTAGTTTAATAACTGAAGAATATGTTAAATGTGTCCCTGTTAATTATGTACGAGGGCTAACGTTTAATAATGCATGTGTTATTGTGGACGAAGCACAAAATTTAACACAAGTAGAATTAACTACAATTTTAACAAGGTTTGGCGAAAATACAAAATATATAGTTACTGGCGACACTCAGCAAAGCGATATAGGGAATAAGACTGGATTTAAAACAATTATAAGTGCTTTTGATAGTAAAGCATCTCACGAGCGTGGAATATATACATTTAAGTTTAATGAACTAGATATTGTAAGATCAGAAATATTAAAATATATTGTTAAAGTGCTACAAACATTAAAGGTGAAAGGATAGAGCCTTACGAATTCTCTCTAATAATGTCTTTCGGTTTTGACCGCCTTCAACTAATCTAGAATATTCTAATTTAAACGCATCAAGAAACTCTTTTGATAGTTCAAATTTACGAGGATAAAAGGAACGTACTTGCCTGGTCATATATCGTTCACATAATTTATCATAATTCGTCATATAATTATTTATTCATACGACCGGTGCGATTCTTCTTAATTTGCTCTTCTATAGCTTTCTGTAGAT